AACCACAGGCACACCAGACCCGACAAAAGTCCAAGCAAGCGACATTATCGGCGGAATTGATGCAACCACAGGAAAAAGAACAGGATTAGAAATCATAGATGAGTTATATTCAAGATTTGGCTTTACAGCTAAGTTAATTCTCGCACCTGTCTTTTGTGAATCTCCATCCGTTTCTACTGCGATGATTTCAAAAGCAGAGACAAAAAGAGCAATAGCGCTTATTGATGCACCTGTTGGAATGACAGTTCAGCAGGTAATCGCTGCAAGAGGAACAGGTGGACAGCTTAATACATCATCTTACAGAGCTGTTATCTGTTATCCACATGTAAAAATCTATGATACAGCTACTAACTCCGAAAGATTAGAACCGCTTAGTCAAAGATTGGCGGGCGTAATAGCAAGAACAGACCACGAAGAAGGCTACTGGTTTAGCCCATCAAATCGTAAAATACTTGGCATTACAGGAATAGAAAGACCGATTACAGCAAGCATAAACGATGCAAACACAGAGGCTAATCTTTTAAACGAAAACGGAATATTAACAGTATTCAATTCATTTGGAACTGGCTACAGAGTATGGGGCAATAGAACAGCTGCATTTCCAACACACACAGACCCGAAAAACTTTATAAACGTTAGAAGAACAGCTGACATAATAGCTGAAAGTATAGAATATGCAACTTTGCAGTTTTTAGACAAACCAATAACAGTTGCTATAGATGGCGTTTTGTCTATGGTTAACGCATTTATCAGAACGATGATAGGAAGAGGCGCATTAATAGATGGTAAATGTTATTTCTTGAAAGATAAAAACCCATCAGACCAATTAGCGCTTGGACATCTAACATTTACATACGAAATAATGCCACCAACTCCAGCCGAAAGAATTACATTTGAACAAGTTATAAACATAGATTTACTTAAAAAACTATCAGGATAAGGAGGTAAACAATCATGGCAATAAACGTATCTAAGGTTTTTAATGCAAGAGTGTATATCGACGGAAACGATTTCATAGCAAAAGCTGAAGAGGTGGAACTTCCAAAGGTAAAATTTAAGTTTGCAGATTCTAAAGGGCTTGGTTTATATGGAGAGTTTGAACTTCCAAGCGGTTTAGACAAATTAGAAGCTAAAATCAAGTTTAACAGCATGTATCCAGAGTTTTTAAAGCTTGCGGCAGACCCAACTAAAACAAGAACAGTAATCGTAAGAGCAAGCAATCAATACTGGACTAACACGGGAGTAATGACAGAACTTCCAGTCAAAGCTGAAATGAAAGGCTTTTTTAAAGAATTTGACAGTGGAAAATTCAAAAAAGCAGACAATACAGAAGCAGAAGCTACTTTAACAGTAATTTATTACAAGTTAGAAGTGGACAATCAAGAAATTGTAGAAGTTGACATAATTAACAACATCTACAAAGTTGACGGCGTTGACATATTGCAGCAATACAAGATTAACATCGGGGGCTGATAGATGAAAGAGATAACACTACCAAGTGGCAAAATAGCTATTATCAAAGACGGAAAAGGTAAAGATTTATTCTGGGCGCAGAAGATGGCTAACGATGCATCTGAGATTATGAAAATGCTAATGATTAGATTGGTGGAAATAGACGGTAAACCGATTACAGAAGATGATTTAGACGAAATGGATATAGCTGATGTAATAACATTAACGGCTGAGTTTGGGAAGATATTCTCCCCCCTGTTAGCAGCGCAACAATCTTAGCAATGGTTAAGCATGGCTTTAGCTATGCTGACCTTAAAGAGATGGATATCGATGAAATATCTTTCTGGGCTAAAGAGCTTGATGAATATTACAAACAAATCAATGACGAGTTAGACGATGCAATATAACGTTGAGATAGTTCTTAAACTTTTTGACCAATTTTCAAAAGCTTTATCACAGCCGATAGAACAAGTCAAAAATCTTGAAAATCAATTAAAACAAGTTCAAGAAACTACTGCAAATTTGCAGTCTCCATTTCAAAAACTGCAAAAAATCATCAAAGAAACTTTTAACGCTGAGCATATTAAAAATTTCTCAGACAAATTAGACAATTTCTCTTCAGAGATAGCAAGAGCTACAGCTGTTCCACTCGCTGGTATTGGCGGTTCTTTATGGGCTTTTGCAGATATAGACCAAGCAAGAGCTAACTTAGAAGTTGCTTTTATGCTAAACAAAAACGCAGCAACAGCAGAAGAACTACAAGAAAATGAAAAATATTTAAAAGAAATTAACAAGCAAATAATGGAGCTTGGAAATCTGTATCCCGGCTCTACTAAAGACTACTACGAGATGGCAACAGCTTTAAAGACTGTTGGACTATCAGCTGAAACGATAGCAAACGGAGCTTTAAAGGCAGCTGCTAATCTTTGGGTTCTTGTAAAAGACAGCGAACATGTAAGCACAGAGCAGGCGGCTGAATACGTAGCAAAATTTAAAGAAGCTTACAACATTGCAGACAAAGACTTTGGGCAGTTTGTTGATAGACTGCAAAAAGTTAAGTTTGCAAGCGGTTTAAGACTTGATGAAATGGCATATGCATCTGAGTATTTAGCACCAACCCTAAATATATTAAATTTAAAAGGCTTAGAAGCTTTTAACACAGTTAGCACACTACTGGCAACTTTGAAAAAAATAGGCGTAGAAGGCAGTGTAGCAGGAACATCTGTAAAAGATGCGTTAGAGCATGTAGCTAAATTAGACGAACACGTTGCAGCATTGCAGAAGAAAGGCATTAGCTTTGAAATATCTTCAAAAGATTTCTTCGAAAACGGACAATTTCAATTAGAAAAATTCTTTGCAGTTTTAAGAGATAAACTTTCTCAAGTGAAAGATGCTGATCAGAGAATGAGAATAATGCAAGAGCTATTTGGAACGGAAGGATTAAAAGGTGTTGCTCTACTTGTAAATGGAACTAAAGAGCAAGCATTGGAATATATAGACACATTAAAAAGAATGGGCAAAATTACAGAAGAAGAATATCAGAAAATGCGAGAGCAAATCAATAAAGGCGGTTTTACAGGGCTTGAGAAAGTAGCAAATGAAATACAAAAACAAGCAAATGTAAATGAGAGAACGGCTAAACTAATAAGCACATTCAAAAACACATTCGAAGCGTTGCAAGGGACATTTATAAATCTTTCTGCAACCATTGGCTCTCTATTTGCACCAACGCTAATAAAAGTATTTACAAAAATAAATAACTACTTATCAAAAATGCAAGATTGGATAGAAGCTCATAAAACACTTGCAACAGCTATAGCACTGACAGTTGGCGGTGTTTTAGGCTCTTTGGCATTACTTGGAATTATTGCGAAAATCGGAAGCATCTTTTTATCGCTAACAACTGCAGGTTTTCAAGTAATAACAATGTTTAGCAAGCTTGCATTTGTGATTGTAAGAATGATAATACCCGCTTTAAATATGCTTAGAATGGCATTTATAGCTAATCCTTTAGGGCTTTTGATTACAGCTATCTCAGGAGCAATCATAGCAGGATATTTGTTATGGAAGAACTGGGATAAAATCACAGCTTGGTTCAAATCACATTTTCCAACAGCTTTTAAAGTTGTTTCTACAGTTATTAACAAAATCACAGAAGCTTTTAAATTTGTTGCAAGTCTAAATCTATTTGAAGCTGGTAAGAAAATACTAACCACGCTTGTAGATGGCGTTAAATCAGTAGCTAACAAGCCAATAGAAATCATGAGAAATATCGTTCAGAGAATAAGAAATCTATTACCTTTTTCACCAGCTAAAGAAGGACCTTTGAAAGATTTACACAGAATAAAATTAATAGAAACAATAGCAGATGCAATAAATCCAAACCCGTTGATTGATAAAATAAGTAAAGCTGTATCGCTGACAGTAAGACCAAATCTGCTGATTGATAAAGTAAATAAAGCTGTATCGTTAACTATATCACCAATAAAGTCAATATCTTTAAATATAAAACCATTAGTGTCAAAAATAGACCCTGTAATGATACCTGCAAAATTGCAGACATTTTTAAAGACAATAACAGTTCCAATAGCATCACCATTAAAATCAGATGTAAAAACTATAATACAGACAAGCACTCCAACAACAGCAACATCAAGCATATCAGTTCATATTGGAAATATCACAATCTCAGCAAGTTCAAAATCAGAAGCATCTGAAATTGCATCTGAGTTAGAGAAAGAAATAAGAAAAGTATTAACAAAGATTAGTAGAGATAGTACAAGAAGAAAGTATTAGAAGCGGACATACCTGCAAAATTGCAGGAATGTCCAGTTAAAATTAGATTAATTGATAAGTTTTAAGTCTTTTTTGGACAATTTCAGCAAATTTGAATTTTTCTTCTCTTGATAGGCTTCTATACCAATCAGCCCACCAAGAGGGCATCCTCATGGTGATCATAAAAAAATTATTTCTTTCAATGTCTATGACGGATGAAAGCTCTTCTTCTGTTGATGGTAGCATGAACAGCAATAAATCTTTTGCTGACAATTTATCACACCAAGCAGTATATATCTCTCTTGTCAAATAAACCCCTATGCTTACATTCTTCTTTCTCATTCTTATATCTCCAATAAAATACTGATGTGTTTCGCAAGTTCTTCTAAGTCTATTTGTTCTTTCACGGGAATAAATATGCTTGTATCTTTTAAGATGCCGTTAAAAATAGTATCGTTGTCTAAAAGTATTTTTACTTTTTTATTTAAGTATTTCTCATCTGTAATTATTTCTATAAAATCATCCTCACGATATAAAACAAAATCATCTGTATATGTAGCTGTAGTTCTATAACCAGCGCTTTGAACTATCTTAAATTTTATTAAATCACAGGATACTTTATTCATTTTGCACCTCCTAATCTATTTCTCTTAATAATTCTTCATCTATTTCTTCTATTTCTTCTGTTTTCCCATCTATATATAAAATAGTGGTTCCGCTTGCTGGTTCACCATACAGTCTGCCGTTTCTCTCCCAACTAATTTTTACCTTCTCAGCTTTAGTTAATATAATCACTCCAGCAGATATCCCAGTGCTTCCCCGCTCTGATTCGTAGATAACGTATTTGAAATATTTTAATTCGGGGTCATCTGCTTTTATTTCTACTATTTCGGCTTCTCCTCTGTATCCACATTCAATTTCGAAGATAAACATGTTATAGTTTCCTTCTTTCAAAACAAGATTCTTCATTTCCACTATCTGACAATTTCTCATTGGAATTTCTATATAAGCATCACCACTTTCATCTCTTTTTATAAGCTTATCACTAACCCACACTTTGTAAACGGGCTTAAAATAATCCCGTCTGCCTAATGTGAAATAGTAGAATCTTTTTCCTTCAACTTCTTTTTGTCTTAAAATCTTCTTCATCTTTTTACCTCCTTTTTAAATTATTTTAGCAATTTTTTTAGTTAATTAAAATCGTATACCAGTTCGCCATCAACCGTCCCGTTATTGTAGTCAAACTTAAATGAAGAAGCTTTAATAAACTTTTTGATGAACTCTTTATCTCCAATGATAAATCCCCTGCCTGGAACGATGGAGCTATGTTTAAAATAGTAAACTCTGATTGCCTTTACATACTTTAAAAGATTTGCATCTTTTGAATATAATGCTCTTATAAATTCCAAAATTTTGTCTGACGGTGCTGTTATCATCTCTAAATCCATTTTGTCTAAATCTAAGTTGTGGTAGTAGTGTCTTCTAACCTCAAAATAAGCCTCATAGTCCCGCCCGTAGTCTTTCCAATCCTTCAGACTATAAATTGCATAGTCTGGTCTTAAAAACTCTGGAATTTTTAATTGTTGCATGATAAACCTCCTAAATTAAGATTTTTCCCCACACGGTTCAGATACATTAAGAAAAGGGGCATGGTGCCCCGCCCAATCTTATAAGTTCTTATAAGTTTGTTAAATCATACTTAAGTGCACCCTTCCATATAGCAAAGCCTGGGTCTATTATCTGATAAAATGCCTCTTTTATAACTTTGTCAGCAAACTCCTTGCCGATAACGATAAAACCCTCTCCGACTGCAGTGCCACGGCTACAGTGTGTGTAAGTTGTTCTGAACTCCTTTATAAAATTAAGATAGTGTGGATTCGTATAGTAAATGTCAAATACAAGCTGCTTTATTCTATGAGACGGGGCTTTAATTTTAATTAATTCTTCCTCGCCAATTTGACAGTGCTCATTTACAAAATGATAAACTGCGTGTCTGTTTTTGCTGTCAATGTCCTTCATTTCAACAACTGTGAAAATATTACTAAACAACTCATTGTAATCTGTAGCGTAAAAGTTTCTCATTTTTACTCCTCCTTTATAAATTTTTTAAAAATTCTTTTAACTTATCAATGTTGTTTATTTTTTCTATTTCTCTAATAATTTTTAAGAATTTTCTTGCACAGTTGATATAATTAGATGGTCTATATCCGTTTGGTTCTATTAAATTGTCTTCAAACTTCACAACTATTAAACCATCATTAAAGTTTCTATTCCAAATAAATTCTACCTCTATATCGGAAATCGTCACTGGTTTACCCCAAATAGTCATTGATTTTGAATATTTGTATCTTTTTTCTTTATGAATCATAACTGCTCCTCCTTTTAAATTTTTTTGTAAAATACATTTGCATCTTCTTTACACTTACATAAACTGAATTTTTGCAATTTTCTGACATTTTTATTTATTTTCTGTCTTATGAATATGAAATTTTCTAATGTAAAACTCAATCCACGAAGCATTTAAGATAAAGTTTTTTTCGGAAAGCATTTTATTTATAGCATCACTGCTGCCGTATCTGGCGTCTATTAAGTATCCAAGACCTTTTTCTATCAATCTTTCAGTTATACTGTTTTTATCTTCTCTAACTCCGAGTGGGATTTCAGTAGAAGCTCCCATTTTTTTGAGATAATATGTTATTCTGCTTGTTATAAAACTTAACGCCTTTAAATTAATGTCTTCTATGTTACCAGTTGCTACATAAACTTTATCTTTTCCTGCATCCACAGCAATTTTTGCTTCAATTAAGATGTTTTTGTCTTGATTAAATTTTACTTCAAATTCAAAATTTAAATCTCCTGTTACTCTTACTTTTGCTGCCATCTTTCTTCCTCCTGTTTAATTTTATTTACAATAATAATATACAATAAAATTTTTCATTTGTCAAGTAGTTTTTAAATTTTTTTTTGTAAAATAAATACGTAAAATCGTGATTAAATATTACAAGTTTGTAATCTTTTCTGATGGATCGGGGGAACCCGCACGATCTGCAATTTTTGCAGGTTGTGCGGGTTTTTCATCACTTTTTAATCAAAGCGTCGGAATCTGCAATTTTTGCAGGTTTTGACACTCGGTTTAGTTTTATACAAAAATCATGCCAACTGCAATTTTGCAGAGGGTGTTGCATTTTTTGAAACAAATTTTTTTTGAATTTTTGCAGTTGTTTGCAACACCTTTTTAAGGCTTATCTGATGCTGATTTGCGGACAGGGGGGT